CAGCGCATACCGGATGCGCGGCGCCGCGCGGTACCGGGCGTGCAGCTTTGCATCGAGTGCCAGGAATGGCAGGAATACATGGAAGGCAGACATGCAAGTTCAAATTGATCTGTGGGAGTTGTTGATGGCGCTGGCCTCGTTGGTCGGTGTGTTCGCCGCGCTGGTCTGGATGTTCGGCACGCTGCTGGTTAAGCAGTTCAAGGCGCTGCTGGACCAGCGCTTCACGGTGATCCAGAGCGATTTGAGCAAGCGCGCCGTCGAAGACGCGAAAGTGTCTGATCAGCTGCGCAAGATCGAGACGGACTTCCTGAATTGGAAGGCGGAACTGCCGGTGCATTACGTCCGGCGCGAGGATTACATACGCGGCCAGACAGTGATCGAATCAAAGCTGGACGCGCTTTACAGCAAGCTTGAAGTGGTGCAGATACAAGGGGCAAAAAAATGATCGATCAAGAGAAGGTGCGCCGTGAATCGATGCGCTGGCTTGTTATCTTAACGCTGCACAACGCCAGCCCGGTGGGTGCGTTCGAGGAGCTGGTGCTGGCGACGGTGCAAGGCATGTTCCCGGATGCGACAGCGCTGGAAGTCCGCCGCGTGCTGGACTATTTGTCCGATCGCGAGCTGGTGACACTGGACAAGCAGCCCGGCGGCCGTTGGTTCGCCGACCTGACGCGCTATGGAACTGATCTGGCGGAGTACACGGTGGATTGCGATCCCGGCATCGCGCGGCCCACCAAATACTGGGCAGGCTGATATGCCACCACGTTCAAAGATCAAGCAGCTGCCAGCCGAGACCAAGACTTGGCTGGATCGTGCGCTGGTGGAAGGCAACTTCTCCGACTACGAGCGGCTGGAGCAGGAGCTTTCCGAGCGCGGCTTCGTGATCGGCAAGTCCAGCATCAACCGCTACGGGCAGGAGTTCGAGCGCCGTCTGCACGCAGTGAAACTGGCCACCGAGCAGGCCAAGGCGATCTCGGATGGATCGCCAGACGATGAAGGCGCGATGAACGATGCGCTGATCAAGATGGTGCAGCAGAAGGCGTTCGACGCGCTGCTGAAGATGGAGGATGGCGCTTCGCTCAAAGAGATCGGCCTGATGGTGGCGCGTCTTTCCAATGCCACCGTAAAGCAGAAGCAATGGGCCACCGAGGTGCGCGCCAAGGCCGAGACCGCCGCCGCTGCCGTGGAGAAGATCGCCAAGAAGGGCGGCCTGTCCGCCGCTGCGGTCAAAGAGATCAGGAGCCAGATCCTTGGCATCCCAAGTTAAAACCGTTCCGGTCACCATCCCCAGCGATGCGGCGCGCAAGGACGCGCCGCCTCCCGCTTTACTGCCCTATCAGCAGCGGTGGATCGCCGACGAAAGCCCGCTGAAGATCGGCGAGAAATCCCGTCGCGTCGGCTGGACATGGGGCGAGGCGGCCGACGACGTGCTGATCGCGTCACGGGAAGAACTCAGCTCCAACGTGTTCTACATCGGCCCCACGCAGGACATGGCGCTGGAATACATCGAAGCCTGCGCCATGTGGGCGCGCGCGTTCGACTATGCCGCCTCGGAGATCGAGGAAGGCATCTTCGTCGACGGCGACAAGGAGATCAAAACCTACAAGATCGACTTCCCCGCCACCGGCCGCCGCATCGTGGCGCTCAGCTCGCGCCCCACCAACCTGCGCGGCAAGCAGGGCGTGATCGTGATCGACGAGGCCGCGTTCCACAACGATCTGGCCGCGCTGCTCAAGGCGGCGATGGCCATGCTGCTGTGGGGCGACAAGGTGCGCATCTTCTCGACCCACGACGGCCAGGACAACCCGTTCAACGAACTGATCCAGGAAGTGCGCGCGGGCAAGCGCAAGGGCAGCGTGCACCGCATCACCTTCCGCGAAGCGGTCGAGCAAGGGCTGTATCAGCGCGTGTGTCTGCGGCGCGGTATCGAGTGGACGGCCGAGGGCGAGGCGCAGTGGGTGGCCGATGCCTATGCATTCTACGGCGAGGATGCCAGCGAAGAGCTGGACGTGGTGCCATCGCAATCGGCGGGTGCCTATCTGACGATGGGCCTGATCGAGGCGCGCATGAACCCGGACACGCCGCTGGTGCGTGGTCGCTGGACATCGGAGTTCGCTTACCTGCCGGACTGGGAGCGCGAGGCAGAGGTGGCGGCGTGGTGTGAAGAGCACATCAAGCCCATCCTGGACAAGCTCGACAAGGATCTGGCGCACGGGCTTGGCGAGGACTTCGGGCGGACCGGCGACTTGACCACCCTGGACATCATGGAAGAAGGCCGCGACCTCACCATCCGCGTGCGCGGCCAAGTCGAGCTGAGCAATTGCCCTTTCCGCCAGCAGGAGCAGATCGTCTTCTACATCCTCAGCCGCCTGCCGCGCTTCCGCTCTGCCGCGTTCGATGCGCGCGGCAACGGCCAGTATCTGGCGGAGCGTGCGGCGCAGAAGTTCGGCCAGGCACGTATCGAGCAGGTGATGCTGAGTGATTCGTTCTATCTGGCCAACATGCCGCGCTTCAAGGCTGCATTGCAGGATGGAACGCTGGACGACATTCCGAAGGACAGCCAGACGCGCGACGACCTGCGTGCGCTGCGCGTGATCGACGGCATCCCCAAACTTGGCAAGGCCAAGACGCAGACAGGCGAAGGCGAGAAGCTGCAGCGCCACGGCGACTCGGCGATCAGCCTGTTCCTCGGGCATTACGCGATGAAGCGCGAGGTCGCGCCTATCGAATATCAATCGTCCGGCCAACGTGTCGCCGCATCTGGCGGCATGTCCGGATTCATGTGAGGTAGATCATGAGCACGTTAAAGAAGGACCAGAAAGACGAGATTGCCACCACCAGAGACGGGCGCGACATCACGCGTGGTTTTGTGGATGGCCTGCCGCTGCTGCCGTCCACCGACCGGCTGCTGGCGCTCAAGGGCAACGGCGACTTGGCGATCTACCAGGAAGTGCTGCGCGATGACCAGGTGAAGGCGTGCTTCGGCCAGCGCGCGCGGGCTGTGATCTCGCGGCCGTGGGAAGTGAAGCCCGGCGGCGACAAGCGCATCGACAAGCTGGCTGCGGAATTCATCGAAAAGCAGATCAACAATATCCGCTTCGACGATATCACCGAGAAGATGCTCTACGGCGTGTTCTACGGCTATGCCGTGGCCGAGCCGCTCTATGCGGTGGAGGACGGCAAGATCGTGCTGGACGCCAGCCGTGGCGGCATCAAGGTGCGCGATCGCCGCCGCTTCGGCTTTGCGCCGGATATGTCGCTGCGCCTGCGCACTTCCACCAACCCGATGGGAGAGAAGCTGCCGGAGAAGAAGTTCTGGCACTTTGCCACCGGAAGCGATCACGACGACGAGCCTTACGGCCTCGGCTTGGCGCACTGGCTCTACTGGCCGGTGTTCTTCAAGCGCTCCGGCATCAAATTCTGGCTGGTGTTCCTGGAGAAGTTCGGCAGCCCAACCGCTGTCGGCAAGTATCCTGCGGGCACAATAGAAGCTGATCAGAACAAGCTGCTGGAGGCACTTGGCTCTATCCAGACCGACAGCGCCATCATCTTCCCGCAAGGTATGGAGGCCGAGCTGCTTGAGGCTACACGCGGCGGCACGGCAGACTACACCGCGCTCTACGATCGCATGGACGCAGCCATCGCCCGCGTGACACTAGGCCAAACCGCCAGCACGCAAGGCTCGCCCGGCAAGTTGGGCAATGATGACCTGCAGGGCGACGTGCGCGCAGACATCGTCAAGGCCGACGCGGATCTGGTGTGTATGAGTTTTAACGCCACCATCGTGAAGTGGCTGGTGGAGTGGAATTTCCCAGGCGCAGCGCTGCCACAGGTGTGGCGCAAGTGCGAGGACGAAGAGGACTCGAACACCACAGCCGAGCGTGACGAGAAGATCTGCAAGATGGGCTTCAAGCCAACGCTGAAGTACATCCAGGACACGTATGGCGGGGAGTGGCTGGAGACGCCGCCCGGCACACCGCCTGGGCAGGTTGGTGGTGCTGAGTTCGCGGAAAGTGATCGCCGCGTCCCTGGCAATTTACTCAAAAGCAACGGCCAGACAGACGAACTAGACGCCCTCGCCGAAGATCTGGCCGGCGACTGGGAGCGCGTCACCGATCCGTTGATCGCGCCCATCGTGGCGCTGGCTGCAGAAGCGGCCAGCTTCGAGGAATTCCAGGCGCGTCTGCCTGATCTGATCCAGGGCATGGATGCCGCCGTGCTGGCCGAGGCGCTGGCGCAGGGACAGTTCGCTGCGCGGATCTGGGGCAAGGTCAATGCCGCAGATTAAGCTCGAAGCCTTGCCGCCCGAAGAGGCGATCGCCTTCTTCAGGCAGAAGGGTTACAAGATCGGCTTCGACTGGCGCGACGTCTGGCAGCAGGAACACCAGGCTGCGTTCACCGTGGCCAAGGCGATGCAGCTCGACATCCTGCGCGATATCCGTGCGGCTGTGGATGGTGCGCTGGCCAACGGCACCACGTTCGCCGACTTCCGCAAGACACTGGAACCGACGCTGGCACAGAAAGGCTGGTGGGGTCGCGCAGACATGAAAGACCCGCTCACCGGCGAGCTGAAGAACGTGCAGCTCGGCAGCCCGCGCCGCCTCAAGACAATCTACGACACCAACCTGCGCACAGCGCACAGCGAGGGCCGGTGGGAGCGCATCCAGGCGAGCAAGCAGACCTTTCCTTATCTGCAATACGATGGCAACAACAGCGAGAACCCCCGCCTCCAGCATGCAGCCTGGGATGGCATGGTGCTGCCGGTGGACGATCCGTTCTGGCAGGCGCACATGCCGGTCAAGGAATTCGGCTGTAAGTGTCAGGTGATCCAGATGTCGGGGCGCGATATGGCGCGGCGCGGACTGGAGGTGAGCGATTCGCCCAAGGTGCCGACGGTGGCCTATACCAACACGCGCACCGGCGAGGTGCAGCAGATCCCGCAGGGGGTACACCCCGCATTCAATTACCCGCTGGGCGGACGGCTGACCAACCTGCCGAAGATGATCACCGAGAAGCTGGACGCAGCAGACGTGCCGCTGGCCGCTGGCGTGCTCAAGGGCATCGTGTCCGGCGAGGCGTTCGCGCGCTTCTTCGCCAAACCGGAGGGCGTTTTTCCCATCGGTGTGTTGGTTGCGGCGGATGCCGAACTGATCGGTGCAAAGACGCACACTGTGCGGCTGTCTGCTGAGACGATGAAGAAGCAGATCGATGTGCATCCGGAGCTGGCGCTGGAAGAGTATGGCTTTGTGCAGCAGGCTATCGAGCGCGGCGTGCGTATTCAGGACGGCGATACCGCACTGGTCTATCTGCTGGAACTGGATGGGTATGTGACGGTGGTTAAAGCGACCGGCAGCGGTAAGGCGGTGTTCATGACCAGCTTCCGCAGGCTGTCGAGCAGCCAGGTTAAACGGGATGAAGAGATCCGCAGGTTGTTACGCAAGCAGGAAGGGAATAAGTAGCGGGCGGTGGGGCCCCCCGATCCGGTTACCCGGCAACCCCACATGGCGCTCCGGCATCTCTGCCGTGCTACGGCCGGGGGAATAGCACCGTGTCGCGCCCGCAGGTGCAGTATATGCTCCCCCAACGGGATGCGCCAGATGCTTGAAACGCTGGCTGCCCTGTAGCGCTTCGCGCCCCTGTTTTGAGGCCCTATGTAGCCAAATCTCCGGCGCGACGTTTTTAACGGGGGTCTAACGGCCTCTGTGCGGGTAATTTTCATCGCGCGTGGGTGGGGATTGCGCATCGCTTCCCATTTCCCTGTAAATGTGGCAGTCTGAAAAAGCTGAACCACCCCTTATCTCTGCACCGAAACACTTCGGTATCGCACGCACCCGTCGCCATCCCCAGAATGGCGACATGAAATCTTCCAAACCCATCCAGATCTTCAAGCCCGGCAAGCGCACCGCGATGAGCGGTGTGACGCTGGATTTCTCGGACGCAGACCTGCAGGCGACTGCCGCTGCATACGATCCGGCCAAGCACGAAGCGCCGCTGGTCGTTGGTCACCCCAAGCATGACGACCCGGCTTATGGCTGGGCCGCATCGCTGGCTTACGCCGATGGTGCACTTGAGGCGATGCCAAGCCAGGTCAATGCCGACTTCGCCGATATGGTCGATGCCGGTGCCTTCAAGAAGGTCAGCGCCTCGTTCTATCTGCCCGACGCACCGAACAACCCTGTGCCGGGCGTCTTCTACCTCCGTCATATCGGCTTCCTCGGCGCGCAAGCGCCTGCCGTCAAAGGTCTGCGCAATCCGGAGTTCGCCGATGCCGAAGAAGGCGTGGTCGAGTTCGCCGAATGGGACGACGTGGACAACGCCAGCCTGTGGCGCAGCCTGCGCGACTGGATCATCGGCAAGTTTGGCCAGGAAGAAGCCGACAAGGTCGTGCCTGGTTACACCGTCAAGAATCTTGAGCAGTCCGCCCAGGACGAGCTGAAGGAATCCATGAATGAAGAGTCAACCGCTGGTGCAGGCGAGCCTGCTGCATCGTTTTCTGAGAAAGGAGTAACTGTGACACTTGAAGAAAAGGCCGCGCTGGAGGCCGAGAACGCCCAGATGAGACAACAGCTGGCTGATGCCGCTGCGCGCGACAAGTCCACCAAGGCTGCCGCCAAACACGCAGAGCATGCCGCTTTCGCCGAGGCATTGGTGCAGGAAGGCAAGCTGCTGCCCGTGAACAAGGACGTGACGGTGGCCACGATGGACTTCATGGCTGCGCAGGATGCGACCGTTGAGTTTGGCGAGGGCGATGCGAAGAAGCCGTTGCTGGATGCCTATAAGGCGTCGCTGCAGGCCAATCCGAAGCTGGTTGAGTTCGGCGAGGTGTCCGGTGCGGGCAGTGATGCCAGCGGCACGGTCAACTTTGCAGCGCCTTCCGGCTACGACGTGGACGCCGACCGCCTGGCGCTGCACGGCAAAGCGCTGGCCTACCAGACAGCCAACAAGACGACTTACGAGGCCGCTCTGGCCGCCGTGAGCGCTTAACCCCCCCAACCAAGGAGACCAACATGAGCAAACAATCCATTTCACTGCTGACGCTGTCCATCGCGGCCAGCGGCGCCATCGTCGCGAACCGTTTCGTGACACACGCCCGCGATCAGGCGGTGGCGGACGAGAACACCCTGGGCGTCGCCACGACCGAAGCTGCAGATGGCGACGTGCTGGCGGTCGATGTGCTGGGCACCGCCATCGTCGAAGCGGGCGCGGCTGTTGCAGCCGGTGCCACCCTGAAAGCTGATGCCAACGGCAAGGCGATCACCTGGGTGACTTCCGGCGCGAAGGTTGCGGTGGCACTGGATGCCGCAAGCGCGGACGGTGACTTCATCGAAGTGCTGCTGATCCCCAACGCAGCTTAATCAATCAATACACAAGGAGACGTGAGATGAAAAGCAAACTGTGGAAACTGGCCGGCATTCTGTTCGGCGTGTTGGCGCTCAGCGCAATGGCGCATGCGGGCTGGATCGATCCGGATGCGGCGATGGCCATCGGCGTGATCGGCAATATGACCAACGCCCAGGCGCGCGTGGTCGATCCGATCCTGTCTACCGTTGCGCAGGGTTACAAGAACGGCCGCATGGTTGCCGACTTCCTGTTCCCGGTCGTGCCGGTCGACCAGCGCGGTGGCAAGATCCTCGAGTTCGGCAAGGAAGACTTCTTGCTGTACAACACGGCCCGCGCACCCGGTGCGGATACCAAAGAAGTGCAGTTCGGTCATCTCGGTGCGGCCTATGCGCTCGAAGGTCATCGTTTGATGGGTAAGGTGCCGTTCGAACACCTGCAGGAAGCCAACCAGGTGCCCGGCATCAATCTCGGTCGCGGCGCTGTCACCAAGACACAGAACATCATCCTGCTGGCCAGTGAGCACCAGGCCGCCACCATCGCCCGCAATGCAGCCAACTACGCCGCTTCCAACAAGACGGCGCTGGCCGGTACGTCGCGCTGGGATGACTACGCATCCGGTGTATCCGATCCGGCAGCCGACATCGATACCGCCGTCGAAGCGATCCGTGCGCAAGTTGGCATGCGCCCGAACACCGTAGTGCTGTCGCCCAAGGCTTTCAAGGCGGCAAAACGCCACCCCAAGATCATCGACCGCGTGAAGTACACCGGCCGCGACAGCGTGACACTGGAAATGTTGGCCAACCTGTTCGATGTCGAGCGCGTAGTGAGCGGCGACGCGATCTACAACGCCTCCGGCACCATGACTGATGTGTGGGGCAAGGATGTGGTCGTGGCTTACACCGAGACCGCATCTGCGGATGACGGCGGTTTGCCGAGCTTCGGATACACCTATCGTTTGCGCAATTATCCGATGGTCGAGTCGGCATATATGGACCGTGGCAAGAACAGCTGGATGTACCCGGTAAACGACGAGCGCTCTCCGGTGATCGCCGCCGCCGCCGCCGGTTACCTGATCCAGACCGTCGTCAGCTAATACCTGAAGAGCCGGGGCACTGCCCCCATATCGCCCCCGCCCCATCCTGAGCATGGGGCGGTTGGACAAGAGAGAGGATAGAACATGGCCACCAAGACATATCAAGTAGAAAGCCCGATCCGGCACGACGGCAAGGAATACGCCGTCGGTGCGCAGATCGACCTGGATGACAAGGATGCGAAAGACCTGCTGACCGTCAACGCCATCAGCGCTGCAGCGGCAGATAACACGCCGACCGCGCCCGCCGACGAAGCCGAGCGCATCGCCGCCATCGTGGACGCGATCGGCAAGCTGGACGCCGCCGACGCATCGCTGTGGATGAAGAACCAAGCGCCGAAGACCGAGGCCATTGCCGCGATCACCGGCTGGCCCGTCGTGGCGGCAGACCGCAACGCCGCCTGGGAACAGATCAACGCTGCCAAGTAATCGACGATGAGCTACGCCACCCCATCCGTTCTGCTGGACCAGTTCGCTGCCGACGAGATCGCGCAGCGGGCTGATCGCAGTATCCCGCGCCTGGTATCGGCCGAGATGCTGAAGGCAGCAGCAACTGGCGGTGATATGAGCGGTTATACGGTGGATGAGCAGGCAGCGACCGCAACCGCGCTGGCGCTGATCGAGCAGAAGCTGCTCGATGCGGACAGTGTGATCGATGGCTATCTGATCTCCCGCTACGAGACGCCACTGGCAGTGGTGCCGCGTTTGATCGTGGGGGTTGCATGCAATCTCGCGCGCTATGCGTTGTACGACGACATTGCAACCGAGCAGATCACGCAACGCTACAAGGATGCGGTCAAGCTGCTGGAAGCGATCAACACGGGAAAAATCAATCTGGGAAAAAACGATTCTCAGGTGGCTCCGCAAGATCATGGCAGCGTGAAATGTGCCGCACCGGATCGCGTATTTAACGCGTCGTCATTGGAGGGGTTTTAGGTGATCAACGGCATCCTCATCCGTGCTGATGTCGATTCGCGCAGCGTCCGCGCCAAGCTGGCCGAGCTGATCGCGTTGGGTCAGGACCCATCCGAGGCACTGCGGGATATCGCAACCCTTGGGGAGAACTCGACACGCGAGCGGTTCCGTCTGCAGATCAGTCCGGAGGGTAACCGTTGGAAGCCTAGCCTGCGCGCGCGGTTGCGTGGCGGCAAGACGCTGACGAAAGACGGCCATCTGAGTGGTTCGATCACTAGCCGTTCCGGCCGTACTTTTGCCGAGTGGGGAACCAATCGCATCTACGGCCCTGCCATGCAGTTGGGGTTTGAGGGGGATGTGAAGGTGCCTGCGCATACACGGGTGATCACTTCCGCGTTCGGCCGGAAGCTGCGGTTCGGGGTGGCGGCCTCTGTGGGTGCATACACCCTGCGCCAGAAGATCGAGGCGCGGCCTTACCTGGGCGTGAACGACGAGAACGCGGCTGACATTCTGGATCTGTTGTCGGATCGCATCGAGGGGGTGCGCTGATGTATGCCGAGATGGAGATCGGGCTGGTCGCGGCAATTGAGGACAGCCCGCTGCGCGCGAAGCTGGCGGCTGTAGAGACGCTGCCGGAACTGGATGGCGACAACCTGGTGCAGAAGTTTGCGGCGCAGGCCCCGGCGGTGTTTGTGGTGGCGGGTGTGCATGCTTCGGTGCAGGACGGCTCGATCACCGTTCCGTTCGGCCTGGCATGTGTGGCCCGTAATGCGCGCGGTCATGAGGATGCGCGGCGCGGCGATGGCAAGACGCTGGGGATGTACCAGATCGTGTCGTCGGTGCTGGGGTTGGTGGAGAACGGTCGCGCTGGCGGTTATGTGTGGCGGGTGACCGGCGTGGATCTGATGCTGGACGACAAGCTGGCCAAGGCCGGGTTGACCTGCGCGGTGGTGCACGTATCCACCACGGCCGCGCTGCCGGATGGATTGGACGAGGCGCTGCTGGATGACTTCCTGACGCTGCGCGCGGACTACGACATCAAGCCGATGGTGGCGACCTCAGAGCACGACAAGTGGATCAAGGACGATCCGGATTATTCGAGTAGCAAGCCTGAGCTGCAGGATCTGCAACCAGTACAAACTTAAGGAGATGACCATGCAACTGCAATTTGGACAACCCGTATTCGCCAAGCCCGCCAAGGGGCTGCGCGTGCGCAAGGAAGACGGCACGTATCTGCCGGAGGCGGGCGATACCGTGATCCACAGCAGCTACTGGTCGCGCCGCGACAAGGATGGCGACGTGGCGCTGAGCGAGCTGCCCAAGCCTAAAAAGACCGCATAACCACCGTTAAAAATTTCAGGCACTTAACAGGAGACCACCATGCCGGACAACATCACTTTCCAAACCATTCCCGTCGACTGGCGCGTGCCGGGCCAATACATCGAGATCGATCACACCCGCGCCGTGCGCGGCCTGCCGCAGATGGCGCACAAGATGCTGATCCTCGGTCAGCGCCTGGCGACGGGCACGGTGGCGGCCGGT